TCCCGTTGCACCCGTTGCTCCATTAGTACCAGCAGTGCCAGTAGCGCCAGTAACACCAGTGGCTCCAGTAGCACCAGCACTGCCAGTAGAACCTGTGACACCTGTTGCTCCTGTCGCACCGGCAGAACCAGTTGATCCCGTAGGGCCTGTTGCTCCCACAAGACCAGCAATAGCAAAAGTCCATGTAGAGATTGAACCGCTACCACTCACCGTATCAACGTTGACGGTAATGTTTGTGCTACTTGTGGAAGTGATAACACCTTCCAGGTAGTACGTGGTTAAAGTAGTATTGATGATCCGCACACGATTACCAGCAACATAAGCGCCAGGGCTAGATACTGTAAACGATTGTGTCCCAGTTCCCATTACTACTAAAGTGCTGGAAGTGACCGTGTACCCTGAACCGGTTGCGCCGGTAGAACCTGTAGCGCCGGTAGCTCCTGCGCTACCTGTAACTCCTGTTGCCCCTGTTGAACCTGTGGATCCTGTAGCTCCTGCCGTACCAGTGGCTCCTGTGGAACCAGTCGCCCCGGTTGCCCCAGTCGCGCCAGTAGGCCCCGTAACGGTAGATGCGGCACCAGTAGAACCAGTCGAGCCGGTAGATCCTGTACTGCCCGTTGCGCCTGTAGCGCCCGTACTTCCCGTGGCACCTGTTGGCCCCAGTTGGGTGTACATAACTTGTTGGGCGGTCACAATAAGAGAAGCAGTAGATGGTGCAGGTGATGCGGCAGAATATGACTGCAATGTTACTTGTGTTGAATCCGATGACCACATAAGTTCAATGTAATCATTGGCAGCAAAAGTAAGAATAAAATTCCAACCAGCAATGGTATGCCCATTAACGCCACCATGCTTTGATGGAATGTTGACAACACCATTAGAACCAACCACGTTAGTTCCATTAATGCGAATCCATACATTGACGTCATGGTCTGTCGTGTCAGCATTTTCAAATTGACCCGACCATTGAAAGTTATATGTTCCCGCATAACTAAAAACTACGCGAGAAGTAGGAGTGCCACGGCTAACCCCATTAGAACTGTCCGTGGTATTAAGGGTCATTGCGTAACCAGTATTAATGGCTGCTAAAGTTTGAGTGGTTGTATCCTCAAAAGCTCCGTAATACCCTAATGCTCCACCAGCACCCGTAGACCCCGTAGCGCCCGTTGCACCGGTCACGCTAGCGCCCGTAGCGCCTGTACTACCCGTAGATCCTGTAGACCCCGTAGGGCCAGTCACCCCAGTGGGGCCTGTAGAGCCTGTAGAGCCGGTACTGCCGGTCGAACCAGTGCTACCTGTACTTCCGGTCGCCCCCGTACTTCCAGTACCTCCAGTACCCCCTGTAGCCCCTGTGGAGCCTGTTGCTCCAGTGCTACCCGTATTGCCCGTAGGGCCTGTAATACCTTGAGAACCTGTGGCACCCGTGCCACCCGTAGCCCCAGTGCCACCAGTGGCACCCGTACTACCCGTTGAACCCGTAACGCCCTGAGAACCAGTTGCGCCAACCGAACCTGTTACTCCGGTAGATCCGGTAGATCCTGTCGCTCCAGTAGACCCTGTGCTACCCGTAGCACCCGTAGAGCCAGTCGCTCCAGTACCACCCGTACCACCTGTTGTACCCGTTGAACCAGTCGAACCTGTAGCACCTGTTACCCCCGTCGGGCCAGTAATGCCCTGAGAACCTGTAGAACCAGTAGCACCAGTAGCACCGGTAGAGCCAGTAGCGCCAGTATTACCTTGAACGCCTTGCGCTCCCTGTGACCCCACTGGGCCAACCACACCCGCCTGGACAGTAATAGTCTGAGTGACACCAAGATCCACCGTTGTAGTAGTCATGGGGACTTGAACAACACTATCTACCCCATCGGGAGATAAACCATTCAAATCAATAATAGTATTAGTGAGAGGTATTTGAATCTGGGAATCGCTCATGCGGTCACCGAATCAAGAACCACAAAAGATCCTTGAAGAAGCTTAGTTACCACACCGCCCGCAGAAGTAATATTCATATCGTACACATAATCACCGGCAGTCAAAGCAGCCGTCTCGGTATTTGTTAAAGTCAAAGTAAACTGACCGGCAGCACCATTAACAGAAATTCTGCTATTTGTGGTAGACAATTCAATAATAACCGAAGAAGCATCCGCTGCCTCACGAACCTGCATCTTAGCGGTATAGCCAGTCACATTCACGACCGCACCGTCAATAAGCCAAATGGGGGCAAGCGTAAAGGTGGTACCCTGATATACAGAAATGTTGTAACGACCTGGGTTCACTTGCTCTCCTACGGGATTGTTTGAATGTTTGCGCTGTAACCAGCATTAATCAAAATTGTTGCCACATTCGCGGGGATCTCATAAATGTGTCCACCACTATATGCGTAATCGGCTTCCTGGAACTCTTCCACACTGGGGGTTCTCACACGGGTCACTTGAGTACCCGTAATCAACAGGCTATCGCCACGGTCAATAGCATACCGCCAAAACAGACGACCAAAACCAGCAGGGGTTTCCCTTACCGTCGGTGGTGTCAAAATGTAAGTAGCCATACCATCCTTCTAAAAATTAGGTGAGCAGTTTTAACTCATGCTCAGGAGTGGGGATTACTGATTGTTGATAGAGCTGGTGGTTTCGATACGAACCAACGAAGCAGTACGGTACAAGGCAAAGCCAAGGACACCGTACCAACCGATTGGACGGAAACGCATCAACTTGTCAACGACTGGGCCGAAGACCACATGTGGTTCTTCAGCAATAGCCTCAGCAAGTGCTTGCTTACCAGCAACAAGTGTGCGGTAAACGCGTGCAGCGCCAGTGGCACCGGTGACACCGGTACGACCATCAGCAGTGTTGTACAGACGTGGAGACTCTACGAACATTGCGCCTTCGTAGGTTCCGATAGCACCTGGCCACAGTTCGCCCGCACCGGACTCATTGTAGACATGTGCCTCACGCCATCCACCCGCGCCAGTCTCAGCACGAAGATCGTGTGAAACCTCAGGGTGAATACCACACCAGTAGTATTCTCCCGCACGTGGAACAGCCTTGCCAGCACGAAGCTTGGCGATAGCCATACGGACGTTGCGTGACTTGATGGTGTCGTAAGGGCCGACCTGAACAACGCCAGAAGCATTGTTGGTGTAGGTACCAGCAAAAGTGCTTGCTTGGCTACCAGCAGCAGATGAAGTTGCACCAGTTTCAGCAATAACGTTGGCACCAACGCGAAGAACGTTTTGTGCAACATCGTCAATGCTGTCAGCCATATTGAACGCGATGATGTCAGCAATAGCTGGATCAACGTCGGTGAGGCTGAAGAGTTCAAGCTTGCGAGTGGTAAGCGAAGCGTTACCGTACTCTGCAAGCGTGACTGGAATTGAAGTTGTGTTACCCAGTGCTACTGCATCTGGATCAGCAGTTTCTCCAAGAGTGCTTGTTGCCTTCGTGAGATCCGTGTAAATCTGGAACACGACAGACGAACCTGGCATTGCTTGTTGAACTGGTTTCTTATCCGCAACGTCGCGGATGAGAGGAACCGCACGAAGAGCAAACTCTACGTAACGGTCATACGCTGTTTGTACCAAAGAAGTTCCAAGGGAACCGCTGGTAGAGTCAGTGTATACGTTAGCCATGATTGTCCACCTCCTTTAAGGGGTGCTAGATTGGTTGGGGTTAACGAGAACGATTAACCTTGGAACCGAAAATCAAAACATCCAACTCTTCGCGTGACTTTGCATCCCCAATGAGTTTCATTTGATCCGCTTGCTTAGCCGGAGTCATAGCAGTTTGGGTAGCATTGTTAATACGTTGAGAAGCGATTTGAGCTTCGCTAGGTTCTTCATCCTCTACAGGTTGGGCAGTGGTACCGCCACCGAAAACATCGGCATATTCGGTAAGCCACGCATCAATCTGTTCGGGTGTTGTCACATCGCTAGGAATAAACTTAGCGATCTTAGAATTGACACCCTTTGATTCCAATACGCTTTTGACGGACTGCGACCGGAGTTGATTCTGGATATCGTTGAGTTGAGTTGCCAACTCTTTCTTTTCTTTCTCAGCCTTCTTCAAGGCTTTGCGAAGATTAGACGGGCCATCATCTGTGGTCAGGTCGTCATCGTCATATTCATCATATTGGTTCGCCATATCGGCACTCCCTTGTGTGAGACGGAAACCGCAATACTATTCAGGGGAAAATAGATTGGCTTTTCCTTCCGGTCTTCGGATACTCATTCCCCACGCCGGTATTTTGGGGACTGGCTTTTGTGTTAGACGGAACCTATAATTGATTGATCTGAAAGGCTTGACTTATCTACGCCAGCCGATCCACCAAATTGATTAAGTTCCTGCTGATAAAGTTTCTTTAAGTTTTCTTTAGATTGAGCGGAAGTCATACCGCCAGGAGTCATAGACCCAAACTTGGCTGCTTCCATTTGTTGTTGAGTATTACCCGCAGTAACCCCCGGTTGTTGCGCCCCATAAATAGAAGCTAACTGTTGAGTTGGTTGAAGATTCTGGGCAATCTGTTCAAAGTTTGCTTGAGCCTGAGCATACGACGTACCAGTCTTAGCCAAAGCAAACGGATCAGTAGCCTTTAAACCCTGCATTTCGGCAGCGGCAGACATTTGAGCACCCTTAAGTTCTTGCTCAAGTTGAGCACCCGTCTTATCGCCAGTAAGTAAAGCCTTAGCGATCTGAGTGTCGGTAGCACCGTATGAAGCAAAATGTGCCTTAAGGAAAGGATCAGCATTTTGAATAACAGAAAATGTGTTAGTAAGAATATCTGCCACGTCAAGACTTGAAAAGTTTTTACCAATAAGATCGCCAGTAAAATCTTGCGTAGCAAGTTCTTTCAAACCAGCCTTTTCTAAAGTTTTACCAATAGCCGCTTGAGCCGTAGTGTATTCAGCAATAGTGGGAACATGAACAGCCATGCCACTATTAAGTTTATCTTGTAAAGTAAAAACGCCCTTAAAGCGATCAGCAAAAGGTTTTAATGCTGGATTAGTACGAGCATCTTGTAAAGAAAAGTTTAACGATTCATCAATAGTAGAACCGGTCTTATAGTAACCAGAAGCAACCCCATAGATTGCATCAACCCAAGGCTTAGCAGCTTCTTCCGCACCCATCATAAGAGCAATGGTTTTCTTAAAAGTATCTTTAGCCAAAGTAGGGCCGGCGGAACCGGTAGAGCCAGTAGAGCCGGTAGGTTCTGGCAAAGTTGTTTCAGTTACTCTTGTGGCACCCGTAGCGCCGGTTGGAGGCATAACTTGACTTAAAGTTTTTTTGCTTGCCGGGGTTTCACCAGTTGATGTTGTTGAAGTTGATTGTGTAACATTTCCAGAAGTAGCGGCATCTCTTTCGCGTACCGTAGGTGACACAACGGGCAACGGTTGCTGGCGACGCAAACGAGCCGCATCAGCGGTATCGTCCGTAGCAGGAACCGTAGTTGAAATACCAGAATAAACAGACAAATCTCTAGCCATCAAACACCATACCCAAATGCGCGAAGCAACCCAGTAGCAGAATCACGCGCAGCGTTATTGGCGGCAGTCGTATTCTCCCACCGTTTATCATTCATTAACGACATGTTAAAATCAGCCAAAGACATAGACGCAACCTTCCCTGCTGTACCGTCAGGTCGAAGAGCTTTATCTAAAGTGGGATCAGACAAAGAAATAGTTGCAGGATCAAGTTCAAGAGTGCTGGCCATTTTTGATATGTAAGGTTTCGCCAAATCAGAAACAGTAGCAGTAGGGTTCTTAGCCAACCGATCAGCAAACTGTGGATAATACATTGCGGCTTGTTGACCCATTTCGGTTTGAACATCGCCAATCTTCAAAACGCCCGAAGCTACCTGCTTGGCAAGATTCTTTATCTCAACATCACTTACGTGATCTAACCCATTGCCCTTGACAATCGCCTGTACGCTTTGCAAAGCCGATAATGCTTGACCAGCAAGTTTAGGGTCACCCATATCGGTACGCGCCCATAACCATTGGTCAGCAAAATCATTAGCAGAAAAAGTTGATGGTTGATAAGTAGTAACATTTTTACCGTTAATAACTTTAGTTATTGAAGTTTGTGCCTGCTTGGCGGCTTGGGCATTATATTCGTTTTTGAAAGCGTTAATATCTGCCGTAGAAAATTGAGTATTTAATCCAGAACCTTGAGCTTGTTTTTGTAGTAATGCTTTAGCGCCGTTAGAATCAATAGTGTATATAGTTTGTTGAGGAAGATTAGCCCCACCCGCACCATACGGTTGGGTACCAATGGCTGGCATAGTATTAACCACAACATCAAGCGGTGCAATTTGAATACCCTGCAAATTTCCCAAAGCAGCGTTATCTACAGCCTGGTTCCACAAAGTACGCATAGAAGCATTGCTTGGCTTTTGCCCAAGTGCAACAAGTTTGTCAGAAAGTATTTTTTTGTCAGCAGGAGTAAGGGTTAAAAACCCTTTCTTTAACTCTTCAACAGTCTTAAATATGGGAGCCTTGCCCCCACCGCTACCAGGAACCGGCGCGGCGGCACTTCCCACATACACTCTTGATTGTGGGCCAACAGCATTACCGCTACCGGTACCACTACCTGGAATTTGAGATAGGTCTAAAACGGGTGCTTCAGGAGCCATGTTTGACATTATTTAATCACTCCCGTCAACTTATCGTTTACAAAATATCTATCAATAATTTGTTGCAACTGAGGATTCCATTGATTAGCAGTATCTTCATTAATGTATTTAAGCCAACGAGCAAGAATAAGATTCTTGGAACCAACCGGAGCATCATTGTATGCTTTTACTGCGGCATCACGGTATTGAGTAAACATTTTAGCTTGACTCCAAAAATCGGTTTTACCATTCTTTGCCATAAACGTAGGATCATTAACAATATCGTTTAACCCTTGAGCATATTTAAAAGAATTATTGGCTTTACTTCCACCACTATATTCAATGCCCCAGTCTTTATTGTATGCTGAAAGATCATCCACATATTTAGAAAAAGCGGCACTGCCCTCTTTCCAAGCAGAAAGGGACTTATACCCACGACGTTTTGCTTCAGCAAGTAATTCGTTTTTTGTATTACTATACATATTCCATACGCGATTTACTTGAAGATTAGATTCATACTCTTCAACCGTGAGGGGCTTAGCGTTTAATTTAGTACCATCCGGAAGAGTGGTATCTGGGTTGGAAAGAAATTTTGAAACAACCGCATCGGGTGAACCAGTAATATCAGCAGCAAGCAAACCAACAAGACCAACATCTTGTCTTGCTAATTTCTTTACAAGATTCTTGTTGTCACCCCACACTCGATTGTAAGCATCAATCGTAGAAGGAACATAAGTTTCTCTTGTTGAGCCACGATAAAGGTAACGATCAGTAGGAAATTTAGGCCCCATAGTGGCAAGCATTTCTTGTTCGGCTTTTGCTTTATCACCATTATATTTTTGCAATAATGAAGATGCAAAATTGTTAAACAAAGAACCAGGAACGTCTTGCTTGGGAGTCATGCCAATCGGTGAAGCAAAACCCCAAATAAATTTATTCAAATACATTTGACGCGTTTGATTTATTTCTTCTTTTAAAGTAGGTGCTTTTTTAAGCATACCCATTTCCCATAAAGTCATATTATAGTTATGAACATTTTGAAAAGTAGCATGGAAATCTTTATCAGAATCAGAACCTTGAGTAGCAATCCACAAATTATGCGCCCACGTAGGAACAAAAGTTGCTGGCTGCGCTCCCTGCGGAAACCAAGTATTGTAATCAAAACCAGGAATATGACCCACAGTATTGTTCATTACGTGTGCAAAAACTTCCTCGGCATTTGGCTTATTGCCAAGCAACTTATTGTTAGCCAACGTAATAAGCCATGATGGGCCTGGCGTATTAGCCAAAAACCCAAAAGCCTTACTGCTTACCATTACGCCGTGTTCTCCGCCAATACCCATTTCTTTGGTGCCAGGGATAACAATATAAGTTGCTTGAGACGGATCATCTACCGGATTACCATTTTGGTCAACACCAAACGTGTTATAGAAATTGTAATAATTTTTTAAGAATCCACTAACACGCACAGGGTTCTTAACGGCAAGGCGACCATAACGGTAAATACCGGAAGCGGCAGCTTGAGGAAACGCTGAAACATAACGAGCCGTGTAAAGAGCTTTATTGTTACGTCGAACAGTGTAAAAAGTTTTTTCTAACTCATTAACCATTTCACGACCAGCAGCTTGACGAAGATCATTTAACACCTCAGGGGTTACTTCAACTCCTTGTTGGTGAAGAATGTTTGCTTTACGCTCAACATTGGTAGCAAACTCTTTCCGCGCCCATGCCCAACGAATAGCATTTTCTGGAGCAGCCAACGCCTTAAAGCCAGCGTTCAAACTGTTTTCATAAAATTCTTGAAATTTCTTTCTACCCATAACCGCTGATGGGTAATCAACTTCATGCGGATGAATGGGTGAAAGTTGTCCCATTTTGTCAGAAAGAATTTTACCCAAATCGGCAGAAGTAACTTCGCGTTCATTAATAAGTTTACGCACAGCCGGATCTGGAAAATAACGTTCCACAAAATTGGCTCGATCGTCAATAAAATTTTTAACACCTTGAAGACCATCATCTAAAACGTCAGGAAATTGTTTCATCCAATTTTTGCCCGCAGGAGTTAAAGCCCATTCATACATTTCTTGACGGCTAGCGCCAGAAAGAACTAGCTTCTGTAATTTGTCCCCACGCACATGACGATTAGCAACCCACGCAAGTTCATCAAAATAAAGAGGATTGTTAACACTTACAACACCGTCTGGTGAAAGACGCATTAACATTTTTTGACGTGCGCTAAAAGAACGACGATTCATCAAAGACATTTCAATAGTGCCAGAGTTTGATGTTTCATTTCTTAAAGCAGAACCAAAAAAATTAGGGTCATCAAATTGACCAATGTTCATGTCTTGATCGCCAACACGAATTGTGGCATCTTTGCCAGTTCCATATTGACGTTCTTCAAGTGCTTGTCTTTCAGACAATTTTTCATACAATGCTTTTTGTGCGGGAGCAAGATCCTTTACGGATTGGTCAAGGGCTTTGTATGCTTTTTCAATTTGCTGTTGATTTTCAACAAAACCGGGAATGTCGCCAGAAGTATGTTGATACTTTATATCTGCAAAAAGATTACGGGTTCTACCTGGATCTACTTTTTCAATATTGGCTATACGCCGCATTAAACCATACCTTGAAGGAATATTTGTTGTTTCTTTGAATTGTTCAACAACGCCGTATTCCCCGGTAGTTTTATTTACTTTTTCTTCAAGCTCTTTAACCGCACGTTCCATTGCGCGAAGGTTATCCACAACAGCTGCTTGATGAGCATTGCGGGTAGCTGGTGAGACATTACCAGAAAGCAAACGTTCCTGCTCGGCAAGGGCTTGGTCACGCTCCATAATGGCTTTGCCCAAAAGATTTAATTTTTCGTTTACTTCTTTATCTAATTGTTTCATAACGGAACGATCAACAAATTTTGCGGAAACAGATTTAATTCGATTCCAATTATTAAATGTAGCATTTCTAATAACGCTAGGGGCATTATCAATAATGTGTCCCATGCCATGAGAAAGAGTTGCCGAAACCATTGGTTCAATAATGCTGTTTTTTCCAATATAACCTGGACGCAATAAATACGATGCAGACATAGCATGATTAAAATTTTGAAAAACATTTTCTGCAAAATCTTTACCGGCAGTAACAGCAATACCTATTTTTTTTCCTGCAACAGCGCGCTCTAAAGAACGAGAAATTTGATGCCAAGGAAGAAGGGCGTGTGCGTCAAGAAGCTGACGTTGAGTAAGCGGGGAAACAACCATTTTAGTTCCAGTATGGTCAAGCGCATATCCTTCAGTGCTTAAACCAATATGAACTTTTTTAAGTTCTGATTGTGCTTGTTTGACAAAATCGTCAACTAATTTTTGATTATATACACCATGCGTTGCCGCAAGATCGTGACCAAAAGAATTATCAAAATCTTCTAAAACTTGTTTGCGCTCAAGGGGTGTTTGAGCATCCATAAATTTTGTAAGCCACATTGTTTTATATTCAGAAGCAGGAATTTTTCTTGATTCTTCAAAAGCAAGGGTAACTTCTTTGTTAGACCTTAAAGCGGGAATAGAGTCAAGCATTGATCTAAACTCGTCAGATCCTTCCCATGCTCTTACTCCACCAAAAGTAACAAGACCGCGTGGCATTTTATTAGAAGTAAAATGAATTAATGCCGTTACTGGACGGCCCAAACCACCACCCACAAGAACTTGAGTAACACCGCCAACGTTACTGAAATCTCTGGCTTCGGAAGCGGCTTTAAGGGTACGCGCACGCGAACTAGCACGTGCAAGTATTTCTCCACCAAAATTAGGATCTATTGGTCTGTATGAGTTGCCAAGAGACTTAAGTGACTCGCCAGATTCTCCCATAAAAGTATCATAAATTTTTTGATGCCACGCATCACGGGCAATGGCAGCCTCATGGGCTACCATAAAATCGTGAGATCCTTTTCCGTACCAACTTGGTAAAATATCGGTTGCGGCAGAACGACCAGCCATATAAGCGGCAACATCGCCTACGGCATACAAATCATCTGGAGCTGATTGCGCTAATCTTTCGTATGCAGGCACATAGCCCTTATCGGCAAGAATCAAATCTTTAATAATTGAAGGATTGGACGATTCGGCAATAAGCGGAGCAAGATTTTCATTATTACTTAATTTTTTAATTTGAGGAAAAATATAATTAGGGTCTTTGGTTTTTGAAAGATCCTCAATGAGTTGACCAAAATTGGTACGCGTTCCCATTGCACCATTAGTTTCAATGTTGGTAATGTGAGAATCTGCTAAAGTATCAAGTTTTGCAAGATCCTCAACGTCTACAATTTTGTTAGATAAACCAGCAGCAACTTTAGCGGCAGTGCCAACCTTGCCCAAAGCCCCAAAAACTAAACCGCTATCGGCTGTGCTTAAAACAAAATCACCAATGCCAGTAAACCAACGACCTACACCATTATCAACAAAATTTTCTTGAATGTTTTTATCATCCCAAAGATTTATTTTGTTTGTATCTACGCCGCCCATTTTAAGGATAGCTTCGGAAATACCGGCTGTGTGGGTATGGATACCTGCGGCAGTAATAGATTGCATTGGTGAAACTTTGGCGCTACGGTTCCATGCGTCAAAAACATCGGAAAGTTGAAAACCTTTACCGTACTCTCCATCCCTATACAACTGACTAGAAGGATCAGCAAGTAAACCAAGCGTAGAAACTGGCCTGTTAATGCCATAAGAAAAAGCCGCACCAACAGGTTTGGCAGCTTGTAACATTAAATCTGTTGAAGAACCTGCACCAATTTTTGCGCTAGGCAAAGCCTTTTGTAAACTTGCCTGTGCTGCTTGATTTAATCCAGCAGGAGTTGATGGAGCGCCCACAACGGAAACACCAGCCAGACCAGCACCAGCAGAAACTGCTGTTTGTGTTGGAATAGATGCAACGCTTGTTACGCCGCCTGCTAAACCTTTAAAATAGTTAGTAAAGCTGTCCCAAAATGACACTACTTGGAACCGCCTTTCTGAAACTTGGCAGACAAAGTATTACCTTGACCGCCTTGAACATCACGACCAGTAATGGATTGAATAAACGCATCGCGTTCACGTGGAGACGACCACGGAATAGAAGCAAGCGTTACCGCAATATCGGCATGTTCATAACCAAGACTATTGGCAAACTTATCAACATGATCGAAAAAAGAATTTTCCATCCATTGATTCATTAAACTTGTCTCATAAGGTAATTAACAAACTCACGGTAAGAATCAGGTGCATTGGGTGTACGTGCCGCCGCCATCAAATCCGGTAAATATTTTAATACAACAGGATTGTTTTTTAATGGTTTATCGCCGGGAGCAAAAGCGGCAGGCATAGCCGAACTGCCCGGGCCAGGCCCCATGTCAATACCGGCAGTCACCGGATGAGAAGTTTGGGAATCCGTTGTAAAATCTTGCAACGGAGCACCCTGAGGTGTTTGTTGTGCAGCTTCCCGAATAGGGGCAGCACTCATTGAAGGTTGTGACGCAGCCTCCATAGGTGCTGCTCCTTCAATGCTTTGAAACTCTTGACCCTCACCGTAAGGCAAATTGCTTAAGTTGCGAATCGCTTGCTTGTCAGCAGGGCCACCATCAGTACGTGCGCTTAAAGCGCCAGCGCCGGAAACAGGAGCCGGGCTACCAGGTTTACGGTAACCGCCTTGT